GATACCGACATCTGGTTAAAGACAGGTGACGAAGTGAACATTACCTACTATCACGGGTTTGGACCTGATGAAGCTGACAAGCGGCAAGAGGTACCTGTTATTATTGGGCGTGCGATTTATACCGGAGCTGACAAGCGGGGGCATTGGTTTGAACCTAAAATGGATTTAGACGAACCCCTTGCGCAACGACTGATTGAGGCGGGGCAAGAGAAATTGAGAGCGTCAAGCGGGGCGGTGTCGCACCTGGTAAGAACGGTGGACGGTGGACTGATTAATGTCTGGCCCGTTGGCGAACTGGCATTATTTGACGTGAATGAATGGCGATTGCCAGCGAATGACTTCGCTGTTATCGAGGCAAAGGCTGAAACGATCACAGAGGCTATCCCAGAGGCTGTTGAGGCAGCGGTGGACGCGGTTGATATTTCAGAGGATGCAAACAAAACTATAAAAACTAAAGAAAATCCCAAGGAGGATTTAAGTATTATGACTGACGAGATCAAGGAAGAAATTGTTGAGGAAGTACAACCTGTTGAGCAGGTTGACGTCAAAGCCGAAGTAAAGGCTTCGATGGATGAAATGAGAAAATCTATTATTGAGGAATTGAAAGCCGCACCTGGTATTACTAAGGGCGTGCCGACTATCTCGAAAGGCAATCCCAAAGAATCACCCTCATTTGCTAAGGCTTTTATGGCTTGGGCGCAGGGTGATAACCCCGCAGGTTTCAAGGGTAACGACATTGAACTGAAAGGCGCGTGGGAAGGTGGCGAAGATGCAGAAGGTGGTTATGCTGTACCCGATGATTTCTATAATCGGATTGTTGAGCAGCGCGAGGAATTGAGCTGGGTTCGCCAGGCACCAGTGTTACGGCTGGTAACTACCCGTGATCGTATTCTTATTCCAACCGAAGCCACAGCAGCCACAAAGCTTACTGTGACCGCCGAGGAAGGGGCTTATGACGAGGATGAGCCGGTATTCGGGCAAGTTGCTTTGACTATTCACAAGTTCACCAAGATGATCAAAGTCTCTGAGGAACTGATTGACGGTGACGCCGTTGGCCTTGAGGCTTACCTGTCATCTATTATTGCCCGTGCATCCGCCGCAGCCGAAAATTACTATTGCACGATTGGTACTGGCTCAGGAATGCCAGAGGGCGCATTAGACGGTGCAACTGCTTCAGGCATTACATCCGCCGCAGCCGCAGCGATTACCGCAGGCGAGGTTATTCAGGTTATGGGAACCGTTGGATCACCCTATCATAACAGCAACTCCGGTTTCTTAATGACTGGCACGACTAAGTTTTACATTCAAGGCTTGACCGGCTCTGCATTCCAGTTTATTCCAACACCCACTGGCGGAGATATTATGGGCTATCCCGTGTACGTTTCTCCCGATATGCCAGCTGCAACCGGAGGATTATTGCCTGTTCTGTTTGGTGATTTCAGCATGTACGCATTTGCGGAACGTCAGGGCATTACTGTTAGCCGGAACCCGTACCTTTACCAGGCAAACGGGCAGGTTGGCATTTTCGTCAAGCAGCGGTTTGGTGGTGCAGTTCTTCAAACGTTGGCTCTCAAGTATTTGACCCAGCACGCATAGGCCTGAAAGGATAAAACATAATGAACCTGTTAGGACGTAGTAAAATTGTAAACTCAATGGTTCCAACTGCTGGATCGACCGGGGCTATGACTGAGGTGGAAATCGACTGCACTGGTTTTGATAGAGTATGTCATATCATCACCATTGGAGCCGCAGCTGGCGCAAGCACCTTTAATTATAAGGTGCAGTCCGCTGCCGCGACTGGTATGAGTGGTGCCGCAGATGTGACCTCCGCAGCGTTGGTAGAAGTTGCCGCAGCCGGTGCCAGTAAGGTGTATGCGATTGATATGCCCGTTGACCCTGCGAAGCCGTTTCAAATTGCGGTTGCCGTGGTAGGTACCACCGACTTTGCATGTGCCGCCATTGCAGTTTTGTATGAAGGTTCGGGCACGTTCCCGAAGACCGCCGCAACTCAGGCGATCATTCTATAAACTATAAGATTAAATGATCAGGGGGAGGGTGTAATGCTCTCCCCCTAAATAGGAGTAAAATATATGGCAACGGCACAAGTGGTAACAATAACAGAGGATGCCGTTCGGTATCCGATACAAAAAATAACGTGGGATTGGCTTTGCACAGACTTGGGTGTGGTTTCTTCAAAAACGGTTAACGGTGTGATGGGCAAGGTCGTGAAGGCGATCCTGGCTTCGGACGCTGGCGGGACGGCACCAACAAACCTATACGATGTCACAATCGAAGATGATGACGGGGCGGACATTCTGAGTGGCGAAGGGGCAAACGTGACCTCCGCAGCAACCGTTTATATTGTTGACCCGACCAAAGTTTTGTATTGCAGAAGTTCTAATATCACATTGAAAATAGCAGCTGCGGGCGATGCAAAGGGTGGCACAGTTATCCTTTACATTTTACGGGCTGTATAGGAGTAAAATATGAAAGTAAAAATATTAATACCGTTCACGTTCGAAGTTAACCATACTGCGGTTAAGTATGAACCCGGTGACATCTCAGAGATGCCTGATGAAGCCGTTGACGCCTTTGTGCGGTGTAACTACGTTGAGCTTATAAAAGATAAGCCAGCGGTGAAAGTGGTAACTAAACCCAAGAGCAAACCAAAGGCAGCGGTGAAATAATGGCTTATATCGGTATTGAGCAAATAAAAGATTATCTTGGTATTAGTGTGGATACTGATAACAGCCTACTGGCAACTATGATCGACAATGCCCAGGGCGTGATTGAGGCTTATACCGATAGAGTGTTCAAAGCTGAAACAGCCACGAAGTACTTTGATGCTGATAACATTGACGGTCGGTTCCTGTATATTGAAGGCTATGACCTGATGACTATCACAACCCTAACCAACGGCGACGGCTCTGAAATTGCCAGCGCAAACTACCGGCTTGAGCCAAGAAACGAAACGCCAAAATGGGCGATCCGCTTGGACGGGGATGCCGCTTGGGAACTGGACGATAGCGATAGCGAGATTAGCATTCTTGGTACCTGGGGTTATAGCACCACACCCCCTGATGATATTATTCACGCTTGCATCAGGTTGACCGCTTTTATCTACCGGCAAAAGGACACCTCTTCAGACATTGACCGACCTATGATGACCGGGGACGGGGTTACTATCATGCCTTCAGCAATTCCACAAGATGTGAAAAGCATCCTGGATAAATACCGGAGGCGAATATGAGTGTTATCCGCAACGTCTATAATGCCCTGGCAGCCGTAACCGTTACCACAACGGGCGGGATCACACCCACTGCATATGACCTTGACGAACTGTTAGAGAATGTCAACACAGCGCAGTTACCTTGTCGGTTATTACTCCCATTAGGGGATAATCCCGGGGAAGGGCGTGAGGGTCAGTTCATTGCGATTGGTACGACTATGGCGATCACCTGGCAGGTCAATGAGATCATGCTATGGCAGGCAAGCGAGCAGGGCTTAGGTCTTCGTGAGTTTGCGCCGGAGCTGGTCGATTATTGCGGGAAATATCTTGACGCTATGAGGGCGTTCAAATGTCCATATGCAAACACCTCGCTTCAAAGTGTGAACATGATCCCAGGGGAGTATGAATGGCCTCGTGGATCCGGGCGTTACTTTGCAGGCGTGGTTTGTAATCTATCAATTAAGGAGGTATTAAGTGGTGGTTAAATATAACCAGAACAAGGGGTACATGATCGACTTACCGGCTCGTGATATGACCGAGAAGGAATGGCAATCATACCCTAAACAATTAACACAAGCTGCATTAAAGCAGGGAGTATACAAATTAGAAAAAACAAAAGAGGTGAAAGATGGCAAATAGTGATTTGAATGTCGCACAGGTTGCTCGACAAACTGCGTTTGGTACGGCAGTCGCAACGGCAACGGCAAAATTGCAGAACGTAGGTTCGCTCAAGATAACACCTGAGTTACAAACCAGGGCATTATCACAACTGAGGGGGACACTCGCCCCCACACACCAAACAGCATTGGATTTTTATATGTCTAATGCTACATTCGAGGTTCCTGATGAAACCTTTGAGGATGTGCATTACTGGCTTGATTCGCTGTTCAGTAATGCTACCCCAGCCGGTTCTTATACCAGGGCTTATGCAGCACCCACAACGGCTGTTGTCGCTCCAAAGTTTATGACTGTTCAATGGGGACAAACAGGGAACGTCTGGCAAATGCAGGACGCCTCAGTTGCTACTCTGAAACTGTCAGGCACAAATAATAGCGGCGTGCAGGTAGGCGGTTCATTGATTGGTGGGAAGGTTGTCACTGGCACATTAGCAGCCCTTGTAGATCGAGCGGGTACACGCATGACAGGTTGCTCA